AAAGCTGAGTGTTTGATCAAGCGCGATGACCCCGAGTGGGCACCACGTGTGATCTACGCCGGCAATGACACTTTCAATTCCGTTACTGGTCCCGCCTCTTGCCAGGTCATGAAACGCGCCGTGCATTTAACCCGCACGTGCAAAATCCCGTTCGGCGATGTCATGGTTGAGTTTGCCTACTCAACCACTGATGTTGCCTTGTGTGACTTCTTATTCGAAGACACAACCTTCAAAGAAACTGTTGAAGGGGATTTTAGTCGCAATGACCGTGAGCAGCGTTCTCGCACTGCCCTATTGTATGATGCTTGGCTAGATTTACTCGGTATGCCACAATGGTACCGAACTCTTCTCCTAGACCTAGAGCACTACACTGTACAGAATTTGAAATATGGTTTTTACGCAAAGCTTGCCTTCCAATTGCCAACCGGCACCACATCAACAACACCCCGCAACTCGTTGTACAATGCAACGATGTTCGCCGTCGCCGTTCGCCGCCAAATCGCGAACGGTGATTTGCCTGCTCCAGTTTTGTCCGCATCTGCGCCTTGCATCAATGGTGCGCAGATACCGATCGCTGGAGTAGCAACCATCCTCGGTGATGACATACTCGCCCGTCTTATGCGGCGATTAGTGTTATCCGGGTGGGTGAAAAGTGTTGCCGATTTTAAGATGGTGCTCAAGGCCAAGGCCCCGCGCATCAACGGTGAAGCTACTTTATTGAGTAGACGCATATTTGCTGAAGTGGATCGCCCTTGCATGGTGCCACTTCTCGGGAAAATGCTTGTCCGTTTTAACGTTCGAGCCACTCGCAATGAAGAAGTTTCTGACTCAGCCTACATGGCTGGGAAAGCGCTTTCCTATGCTTATGAATGTCGCCATGTGCCATTCTTGAGCAACATGTTCCTTACTAGGTACATGATGGAGGATGATCATGACGATGTACAATTACAAGATTTGACCTGGTTCACAAGGTCGTCTAACATGTCATTACAACAAATCATCCGCGCAATCAAGAATGAAACTGTCATTGTCACCGAGTGGGAATTTGGCGCATGGTGCTGTGAACAATACGATCTCGACCTCGAAGATGTTCGTGAGTTGTTTGTTAACACAGTGCTATGCCCTGACCTCGTTTTACTTGACTTGCCAAATCTCTCGAAAATGCAATGTGATCTGTGATCATAATGTAACCTTAAGGCGAGATCCTCCTTATGGTTGTTGATCTCAGGTAGCAATACCGTTGAG